ATAGCCTGGTGCGTACGGGCGCGGAGAGGGCCGATAGTTAAAAGTTTTCGGGTTTCTAAATCATGAAACCAAATAACCTATTGACGTTGCGTTAAAACGTAGGGCATACTCGGGTTTCTACCTACTCCGAGGACCTGAAAGTGACTACGAAAGTGACGATTGACGCCCACGCCGGATGGCCGGTGAAGGTGACGTTTGTGAGCCTGGACAGCGAAGGCAAGCCGACGGACGTGCAGCGCGACGAGACGGTGCCGGCGAATACCACGCGGGACTTCTACGTTCACAGCCACATGGAACTGCATGTCAAGGAGATGCCGACGTGACGCTCGAAGCCCTAATTGCCCAGCGCGACGACCTGCAGCGCCAGATCGACGCGCTCGAAGCCGAGCGCCGCGCCGGCCTGATCGCTCGCGCCCACGACGCCCTGAAGGCGCTCGGCGTCTCGGCCGCTGATCTGGTGCCGGCGCGCGTTGGCCGCAAAGCCCGCTCCCGCGCGCCCGCCCCGGTGCGCTACCGCGACGGCAACGGCAACACGTGGACCGGCCGCGGCAAGCAACCCGTGTGGCTGCGCAACAGCCTGGCGGCCGGCGCCACGCTCGGCGAATACCTCGTGACCGCGGCATGAAGACCGCGCTGGCCCTGTTCACCGTCGGCGCGATCCTTTGGTGCCTGTTCTGCGTGGCCCTCGGGGCTGCCGTCGCTGTTCTGGTGAGCGGCTGACGTGGAGAAGCGTTGCCCGAAGTGCGGCGCGGTCAAACCGCTGGAAGCGTTCCACCGGAACGCCCGACGCGCAGACGGGCGCGCGTGGGAGTGCCGAACTTGCGTGGCAGCCCACTACGTCGCCAACGCAGAGAGGCTGAGAGCCAAGCGGTACGCTGAGGTGGACCGCGTGAAACTCGCGCACGCGGCGTACCGTGCCGCCAACGCGGAGACGCTGAGGTCTAAGGCGCGCGCCTACCGCGCCGCAAACCTAGAGAAGGTCACGGTCGCGCAGGCGGCCTACCGCGCCGCTAACGCAGAAAAGCGGAGGGCCAACCGCGCCGCCAACCGCGCCGCCTACGTGGCGAACACGGCGCGCTACCGGGCTACGAAACTGCGCGCCACCCCGGCGTGGGCAAACCTCGATACGGTGGCCGCGTACTACGTCCTGGCCGCCGCGATGACCGAGGCGAGCGGGGTGCGGCACGAGGTCGATCACATAGAGCCTCTGCGCGGCAAGCACGTTTGCGGGCTGCACAACGAGTTCAACCTGCAGGTGCTGCCAGCCCCGGACAACGGTCGCAAAGGCAATCGCCCGTCCGAGGTGCGGGCGCCAGTGTGCGTCGGCCCAGTGCCGCCGAAGGGGGGCGCGGCATGGCGCTAGGCCACGGCGGGGAGCGGGCGGGCGCTGGCCGACCCGTGGGCGGCGACGCGCTGAACGGCGGGCCCGAACGGGCAAAGGCCAAGGTCGACTTCGAGTTCGAGAAGGCCCGTCACGAGCGCCTGAAGGCCGACGAACGTGAGTTTGAACTCGGGATCAAGCAGGGCGAATATCTGCCGCGCGAGAGCCAGAAAGTCGCGGCGGCCACCGCGTTAGCCATTTTAACGCAGAGCCTACGCAGCATCCCCGACAACCTCGAACGCTCACTCGGCCTCGGCCCCGAGACGGTCGAGCAGGTCGCCGTCGAGATCGACAACGCGCTGGCCGAGGTGGCGCTCGCCTTCCGCGCGATGACGCGGGAATGAGCGCGGCTCCTACGAGTATGCGCTGCACCTACTGCGGAGCGAACGCGCACACCGCCCCCAACTGCCCGAAGACCTGGGGCGGCCAGGGCAACCGCAACGCGATGCGCTGCACCTACTGCGGCGGGCGCGACCACCGGCACTCGTCGTGCCCGAAGCTGGGCCGAGCTCGCCAGCCGGACAACCACATCCTCGACAAATGACCGACCTCGAACTAGCGATCTCCGACGTGTGCGCAGCGTGGCCGGCGCTGCAGCCGCCGAACCGCATGCGCGTGAGCGAGGGCGCAGCGACGAACCTGCGCATCGCCAGGCCGGGCGGCGCCTCGGGCTACTGGGACCCGCGCGAGACGCCCTACATGATCGAGCCGGTCGACATGCTGGCGAGCCGCAAGCACGCGGCCGTGTGCTTCGTCGGGCCGGCGCAATCGGGGAAGGCGCTGGACGTAAGTACGCCAATCGCCACGCCGACCGGGTGGACGACGATGGGCGAGGTCGTCGTCGGCGACAAGGTTTTCGACGAGGCCGGGCGGCCGACAACCGTAGTGTTCGCCACCGACCACCAGCACGGTCGAGAGTGCTACGAAGTCAAGTTCTCCGACGGCACGACCCTCGTGGCCGATGCCGACCACCTGTGGTCGGTCGAGCGGTTCTACTGGAAGGCCCCCAACTGGCGGCTAGAAGTGAGGACGACGCGCAGCCTGATCGATGACCTGCGTCTCGGGGTGAAGCGGTTTCGCTACCGCATCAGCGTGGCGAGTCCGCTGGCGTGCGCGCCGCGCCCGTTGGCGGTCGACCCCTACCTACTCGGGGTGTGGCTGGGGGACGGGGTGACGCGGCAGGCGTGCGTCAGCGCCCACGTCGACGACGCAGGGCACTACGTTGCCGCCTTTAGCTCGGCGGGGCACGCCGTGTCGTCGCGGCCTGACGGCGCGAACACCGTCGCGCTGCAGATCGACCGACGCACAGGCGACCACTGCGCGAGGGGCCATGACGTGCGCGCCGAGCCGCGCGGCCCCGGCGGCGAGTGCCGCCAATGCGACCGCCTGAAATACCGTCGCGTCAGGCACGGGGAGAGCCACCCGCCGGGGGAGGCGTTCGCCGATTCGTTCACCGGGCGGTTGCGGCGGCTCAGCGTGCTCGGCAACAAGCATATCCCCGCGGCGTACTTGCGCGCCAGCGTCGGGCAGCGCTGGGCGTTGTTGCGCGGGCTCATGGACACTGACGGCACGTGCGGGGCAAGCGCCGCCAGCGCCGAGTTCACTACGACGTTGCCCGCGCTGCGAGACGGTGTCGCCGAACTCCTGTGCTCTCTCGGTTTGAAACCGACGGTTCGTGCGAAAGCGACGGCCTGGACCTACAAAGGCGAGCGCAAGACCGGGTCGGCGTTTCGCATCACGTTTCCCATCCCGGCCGGCGCCGCGCTGTTCTCCCTGCCGCGCAAAGCGGAGCGTTGCCGGACTACCGAGTTGCGCGAAGTTCGCTACCGCACGATCGTCGCGATCAAGCCCGTCGTCTCGCGCCCGGTGAAGTGCATCCAAGTCGCCGCCGAGAGCCACTTGTACCTCGCCGGCCGCAACATGGTCCCCACACACAACACGGTCGGGCTCGGCGAGGGCTGGATGGCGCACGCCGTCGTCAACGACCCGGGCGACATGCTGATCGTGCAAATGACGCAGGACAAGGCGCGCGAGTACAGCAAGCAGCGCATCGACCGAGCGATCCGCAACAGCCCGAACCTGTGGGCGATGCGCGGCGCTTCGAGCCGCGACGACAACCTGCACGACAAGCAGTTCCGCAACGGCATGTGGGTGCGCCTGGCGTGGCCGACGCCCTCGAACCTCTCGTCGACCAGCTACCGCTACGTGTTCCTGACCGACTACGACCGCGTCGAGGACGACATTGGCGGCGAGGGCGATATGTTCTCGCTCGGCCTGGCGCGCACGCGCACGTTCCTGAGCCGCGGCATGCTGGCTGTCGAGTCGAGTCCCGGCCGCCCAGTCGTCGACCCGTCGTGGAAACCGTCGACGCCGCACGAGGCCCCGCCCACGAAGGGCGTCCTCGGCATCTACAACCGCAGCGACCGTCGCCGCTGGATGTGGAAGTGCCCGCACTGCGCCGATTGGCTCGAAGCGAAGCCCGGCCTCGCCCTCTTCAACCTGCCGCCCGACGACGAACTGAGCGAGTCGGTGCGAGCGCTCGACATCGACGCGTTCGCTCGCGACTACGCCCGTGCCGTGTGCCCGACGAACGGGTGCCTGATCGGGTTCGAGCACCGCGAGCGCATGAACCGCACCGGCCGCTGGCTGCAGGACGGCCTGGTGCTCGACGACCACGACCGCGTCAGCGGCAACGCCCGCGAGTCGTCGATCGCCGGCTACTGGCTCGGCGGCGCGGCGGCGACGTACATCACGTGGGAGACGCTGCTGCGCAAGCACCTGCAGGCCTTGCTTGAGTACGCCCTGAACGGTTCCGAGTTGGCGCTGCAGACCACGGTCAACACCGACCAGGGCATGCCGTACACCAGCCGCCACCTGGCCGAAGCGGCGTCGGTCGCCACCGACCCGGCCTCGCGCACCGAAGACCACGAACGCTACATCGTGCCCGACGAGGCGCGGTTCCTGATCGCATCGGTCGACGTGCAGGGCGGCAAGAACGCGCGGTTTGAAGTGCAGGTGCACGCCATCGGCGAACACCAAGAGGAATGGCTGGTCGACCGCTACCCGATCAAGCTGTCGAAGCGCGAGGGCATGGGCGACGAGTTCGCGCCGATCGACCCGGCCACGCACCCCGAGGACTGGGATCTCATCACCGAGAAGGTCGTCAACTCCACGTACCGCACGAACGACCCCGACCGCGAGATGCGCGTGAAGCTGACGGTCGTCGACTCAGGCGGCGAGGACGGCGTCACCGACAAAGCGTACGCCTGGTATCGGCGCGTGCGCCAGCAAGGCCTGCAGCACCGCGTGAGACTGGTCAAGGGCGCCAGCGGCAAGGATCTGGACTGGTACACCCGCGAGACGATGGTCGGCGCCCAGCAAGGGCAGGGCGACGTGCCGCTGTACCTGCTGAACCCGAACAAGATCAAGGACGTGGTCGCCGCGTGCCTCAAGCGCCGCGCCGCAGGACCGGGCTACTACCACTTCCCGAAGGCCAAGGGGCCGAAGAACCCGCAGGGCTGGCTGCCGCCGTCGTTCTTCGAGGAACTGGCCGCCGAGGTGCGCAACGAGCGCGGCGTGTGGGAGCAGATCCGCCTGCGCAACGAATCGCTCGACCTGTGCTGCTACATCAAAGCTGGCGGCATGATGCTCGGCGTCGACCGCAAAGGCTTCTGGGATGCGCCGCCGCGGTGGGCGCGGCCGCACGCCGACAACAGCGAGGTCATGAGCCCCGAGGCGCGTCGGGAGATGCGAGCGCCGACGGCTGTGGTGCCGGTGCGTCGGTCGAGGCCGTCGGCGTACCTCGCCTGACGGCCTCCGAGGCTCGGTCGGCGGCGGCCTCGAAGTCGCCCGACCGGGTGCTGTAAAAGGCGTCGGCCGGCGGTCGCCCGAACTTCGCCGCGCGGTTTGCGTAGGTTCGATACGCACTCGTGGCGGCGATGAGGTGTGCGGTCGCGTCGGCCAGTGCGTCGCGCAGCCGGTGGATCTCAGCCGCGCACTCGCCGTGCGGGTCGCCGTCGGGTTCCTCGTCGAACATAGGTCAGCCTTTCCCCGCCTGATAGCGGTCGTACGCGACTTTAGCCGCTGCGCGCACGCCCTTGGACGCGTTGCCCTCGCCCAGCACCAGCAGCCGGCGCCAGGTGAGGTCGTCAACTGTGATCGTGCGCCGCTCGATATGCCCGGCGAGGCCGGGTTCAACTTTGGGTCCGGGTCGGTGTGCCATGCGCGGAACTATACGACCAATTGCGCTTAAACGAAATACTTGCGATAGGTTTTTTGTTCCTCACGAGGGACACTCGCCGGCACTATGGCGGTCACTCAAGAACAAGTTGATGCGTTGAATCAGGCGATCGCCGACGGCGTGCGCCAGGTCACGATCAACGGCCAGTCGACGACGTACAACACGACCGCCTCGCTGATTCAGGCGCGTGACGATCTGCAGTCGAAGCTGAACGCCGAGACGCTGCGCGCCGCTGGCAAGGCGCCGAACAAGCGCCTCTACCTGTACCAATCGGGTCGGGGCTACTGATGGCCCGGCGCAAGCGCGCGGTGCAGCCGCAGGCGAAGTACGACGCCGCCGGCACTGGCCGACGGATCAAGTCGTGGTCGCCGCCGTCGTCCGGCCCGAACCGCGCGATCACGGGTCTGCAGAAGATCCGCGACCGCGCCCGCGACACGTCGCGCAACGACTGGGCCGGCGAGTCGGGCCTGCAGAAGTGGGCCACGAACCTCGTCGGCACCGGCATCGTTCCGCGGTGGACCGACAAAGCGATCACCGACCGATTCCTGAAGTGGGTTCCGATCTCCGACGCCGACGGCGTGCTCGACTTCTACGGCCTCGAAACGCTTGCGACGCGCTCGTGGCTCGACGGGGGCGAGGTGTTCAGCCGGCGCCGGCCGCGCCTGTACGTGACGAAGGACGCCGCGCCGTTGCAGGTGCAGCTGATCGAGCCCGAGTTCTGCCCGTTGTTCGACGCCGACCAGTGGCCCGGCATGCCGCTCGGCAACACCATCCGCCAGGGCATCGAGCGCAACAAGCGCGGCGAGCGCATTGCGTTCTGGATGTACCGCGAGCACCCCGGCGACGGCGGCCTGCTGTCGGCGCCGACCGCCGACCGCCTGCTGCGTATCCCGGCGCGCGACATCATCCACGTGTTCGAGCCGAAGCGTCCCGGGCAGCTGCGCGGCGTGTCGCAACTCGCCCCCGTGCTCGCCCGCCTGCGCGGGTCGATGGACATGGAGGACGCGGTCCTCGAACGCCAGAAACTCGCGAACCTCTACACGTTGTTCATCACGCGGCCGGCGCCTGACGCCGCCGACGTGGACATCGACCCGTTGACGGGCCTGCCGGCCTACTACGGCACCGACGGGTCGCCGATGGTCGGCCTCGAACCCGGCATCGCGCAGGAACTGCGGCCTGGCGAGGGCGTGACCTTCGCGAACCCGCCCGAGGCCGGCACGACGTTCAGCGAGTACATGCGCACCACGCACCTCGGCACCGCCGCGGGCGCCGGGCTGCCGTACGAACTGTTCTCGGGCGACATCAAAGACATCAGCGACCGCACGCTGCGCGTGGCGATCAACGAGTTCCGCCGCTTCGCGCGCCAGCGCCAGTGGCAGATCCTAATCCCGATGTTCTGCCAGAAGGTGATCGAGTGGTGGGCCGAGGCCGACGCTCTCGGCGGCGGGCTGCCGCTGGACAAGCTCGACGCCGCGAAAGCTCCGAAGTGGAGTCCGCACGGTTGGGAGTACATCCACCCGACGCAGGACGCCGAGGGCAAGGCGAAGCTGATCGAGATCGGCGTCATCTCGCGCAGCGAAGTCATCGGCGAGCGCGGCGACGACCCGGCCACCGTGGACGCCGAGCGCGCAGCGGATCTGAAGCGCTCGAAGGACCTCGGCCTCGAACCGCCGCCCCCGCCAGCGCCTGTCGCGCCCCCGCCGAAGGCGCCCCCGACGAAGGCCGAGCTTGAGATGGCCGACCTGGCGATGCGCGAGCGCCGCGCCACCGTGGCCCGGCTCGAAGCACCGCCGGCCCCGCCCGTGGCCCACGAGACGACGCCGATCGAGCACCTGATTGCGGGGCTGCTTGCCGCGCAGGCGACCACGAACGGGCACCTGGCGACGCTCGCAGCGCGCGACCCCGCCATCCACAACCACTTGCCGGCCGCCATCGTCAACGTCGAGCCCACGCCGGTCGAGATCCACGCGGCGCCGGTCGAGGTTCACGTCGGGCCAACGCCCGTCACCGTGGTCAACGAGAACGTCGTGAACGTCGAGCCGGCCGAGGTCAAGGTCGCGCTGCCCGACCGCCAGATCACGTCGGTTATCGAACGTGACGGCAAGGGCCAGATCGCCAACTTCACCCAGACGGAGACCACGCTGCAATGACATACGTCAAGCACATCGGCGTCGGCCTGACGCAACTGCTGAACACCGTGCTCGGCGGCTGGCCTGACGAGTCCACGTCGAGCCGCCTGTGGCGCTTGGAGCGCCAGGGCAAGGCGGCCGGCCGGGTGTTCCGGCCGATGGTCGACCGCCTGTTCTTCTGGCAGCCCGAGCACTGCGCGCGAGCCTACGCGGCCGAGCGCGAGCGCTATCACTTACCCCCGCTACTCCGCGGCAACTCCTGAGAGGCCATCATGCCCATTGCATCGTCCGACATTAAATACCGCCTCAGCGGCGGCGGCTCCAACACCGACCCGAACGCAGCCCTCGGCGGCGCGGTCAGTTCGACCGACGCGGCCTCGACGATCTTCGACAACGTCGGCAGCGCGGAAGCGACGGCCGGCGATACGGAGTACCGCTGCGTCTATGTCAAGAACAACCACGGGTCGCTCACGCTGACCAACCCGAAGGTGTGGATTCAAGCCAACACGCCGAGCGGCGACACGTCCGTCGAAATCAGCCTCGGCACCAGCGCCGTGAACGGCACCGAACAGACGATCACGGACGAGGACACGGCGCCCACCGGTACGACGTTCGTGTCGGCCGCCAACGAAGGCGCAGGTCTGTCGCTGGGCGACCTGGCGCCGGGCGCCACCAAAGCCGTGTGGGTCAAGCGAATCGTGTCGGCCGCTGCGGCAGCTGCGAACGACTCGTTCACCCTGCGCGTCAAGGGCGACACGCTGCCTTGACCACCCACCCCCTGCGCCCTGACGCGCGATAGGAGAACTACAAATGACACTGACGCCTCAACAGCGCACCGCTCTGCGCTCTGCCATCGAAGCCGACCCGACAGCCAACACGCTTTTCGTGGACGGCAATCTGGGCGGGCTGGCCGACTACTTCAACGCGCCGTCAAGCCCCACTACGTGGGTGTGGAAATCTGCAGTCCCTACCGCCGATCTGTTCGATCAAATCGCGTGGGCAAACATGACTCCGAACGGTTCGCCGGGCGCTGATGCCGCGTGGACAAATCGCAGCCTTGCGTGCCAAGGAAAACAGTTCAATCTGCAGACGATACTTGTCGGCCGCGAGACTATCAACCCGAGCAAGAACCGCGTTCGTGACGGTCTACAAGACGCATTGACCGACCTGCCCAGCGGCAACAACGGCAACCTAAGACAAGCCGGGTGGGACAATGTTCGATCACAACTTTTCCGTGCCGCTACGCGCTTTGAAGCGCTGTTCAAGACTGGCACAGGAACAAACGCGGACCCTGGAAAACTTGGAACAGGAGTCGGCGGCAGCGCCATTGAAGGCGCTGTTTCGTACACCGAATTCATGGGCCTTTAATCATGGCTACCGTACCCACCCGCTATTTCCTTGGGACGGCACAGACCGTCATTAACACGGCAACGGACATAGCCGCCGGCAACTTCAGCGGCGCCCCAGCAGCGACGTTCGACAATACCAGCGACAGTGCAGTTCCCTACGCGACCGACGCGCTTGCAATGTTGGAGGCGCCAGATTGGGCCGCTGCGCCTGTGGCGGGAACGGTTGTCTCGCTTTGGGGCGTACTGAAAAACATCGACGGCACCGACGACGGCACCGACGCGCCGAGTGGTTCAGCAGCAGGCGGAGCGAGGTTTTTTGGCGCATGGATCATCGCCGCCGCCGATGCGTTACAGCGCCGCACGATCAACATTGACATCGCTGGATGCAACGAGGTGGATTTCTACATCCAGAACGGCACAGCGCAGAACATGAACAACGACGCGGGCACGAACTGCGTCGTCAAGATCACCCCCTTTGCGCTGGGCGTGACAGTGTGACGCCGTGTCGCTGATTGTTTCAAGAGCAGCGCGAATTAGGCAGCCGGCAGGCTTTGCCCGGATTGCGCCTGCGTGGCAGTCGCGCGTTGTGGCCTGTATTCTGCCGAGCAGTCGGCTCGACGTAGTCAATGGCGGGCTGGCGCTTAGTGGAACAGCGCCGAGCATTACTGTCACAGACTACGGCATAGCAAACCAAGCGAACGGGTCTGGGCTGCTGTACAGCTCGTTCCCGGCCGGCGCTGTGTCCAGCGTTGCCGGAACAACGCTGTTGACGGCGGGATACAGAAATACAGCCGCAACCGCATTCCACGCGGGGGCTGGAGAGAACGCTTCGACTGGCGGGTTCTTCACTGTTGAATCTAACGGCACCTCGAATATTTACTTTCGAATCAGAACGGTTGCCGGCACAGACATATCAGCTTTCGACTCATCCAATGCCTCGGTACGCGGAACAGCCAACTGCGTGACAGCGTTTAGGCTGACCAGCCTGACAAGCGCAACCTGCAGCATCAACGGCGTCGATGCCGGAGGGCGCTTAATTGGTTCTGGCGCGACTGGAACTCCCGCATGGACACGATTTGCCGTCTGTGGGTTGATGCGCGATACGGCAAGCTACGCAACATCGGGTTCGTCGCGCTACGCTCTAGCGGCCCTGCTGGTCGGGTTAACGCAAGCGGATGAACTCTCGTTGTCGGTTAATCCTTGGCAGATATTCGCTCCACAAGAGCGCCGCATTTGGGTGCCGGGCGCAGGCGCCGCCGTCCCCGACATCACCGCCGTCTACGCCGACAGCGTGACCACCAGCAGCGTCACCCCGCGCGTGACGCTCGACTTCGCCTGAGCGATGGCGAACACCCTCTACGTCGCAGTCTTCACCGCCGCCACCAGCGGGGTGACGTGGGCGCGTGCCGACATCGGAAATGGGCGGGACGGGTTCAGCTCGGGCGGCTACGTCGATAGCCTGGTTGACGCTTCGATCATCACCAGTGATGGCGACGAGACGACGACGGCGATCACCGGGCTGACGCCTGGCACTGCATACAAGGTCTGGGCCATCGTCGATGACGGCTCGACCAGCAGCAACAGTGGCACGCCGCAGGTCAGCTCGTCATTCACGACGGTCGCCCACGTCGAGCAGGACCTGAGCGCGTCCTACGCGATCGTCAACGGCGTCCCGCAGGACCTCGCGGCCACCTACACCGTCATCAACGGCGTTGCTCAGGACCTGAGCGCCGCCTACGCCATCCGCGGCGCCGTCGAGCAGGACCTGAGCGCCGCTTATGCGATCGTCAACGGCGTCCAGCAGGACCTCGCTGCCGCCTACACCGTCATCAACGGCGTCCAGCAGGACCTGAGCGCGGCGTACGCCATCCGCGGCGCCGTCGAGCAGGACCTGAGCGCCGCTTATGCGATCGTCAACGGCGTCCAGCAGGACCTCGCTGCCGCCTACACCGTCATCAACGGCGTCCAGCAGGACCTGAGCGCGGCGTACGTGCTGGTCGACACGGTGTCGCAAGACCTCGTTGGCGCGTACGGCGTGGCCGGCACGGTCGAGCAGGACCTGGCCGCAGCGTACGACATCCTGGCGACGGGTACGGTGTCGAGCGACTTCGCCGCGACCTTCGTGGTTGTCGGCGCAGCTGCGCAGGACCTTAGCGCCGCGTACGGGGTGCAATCGGCCGTCGAGCAAGACCTGGCGGCGGCCTATGCGATCGTCAACGCGGTCGCTTCCGACCTGAGCGGCGCCTACGCGATTGTCAACTCCGTTGCGGCCGATGCCCCGGGCGCTTACGCCATTCTCGACGACGTGCACGCCGACCTGACGGCGTCGTGGTCGGTCCCCGGCACAGTCGCCGCGGACCTGGCAGCGGCGTACTCGGTCTACGGCGGCGGCGGCGGCACGGGCGCCTCGGCAGAGGAAATCGCCGAGACCGTGTGGAACTGGCTGATCGAGGGCATGCGCGCTCGCGAGCACCTGACAGTGCACACCGCAGCGTTGGCCGGCAACAGCGATGGCGTCGGCACCGACACCGAGACCTACTACGGCCGCGACGGCGTCACCCCGCGCCTGATCGTCACCTTCGATGGCTTCGGGAACCGGGCCTCGACCACGCTGAACGGTGCATGAACTACCGCGGCAAACGGCTATTCGCCGGCCGCCTGTTCGCCGGCCGCCTGTGGGGCCCGCCCGAGGTCGACAGCAGCGCATCAGTGTGGCCGGGAGCGGGCGTCATCCGGCGCAAGCCCGTGCCGAAAAAGCGTCGCCGCCGCGATACCGACGACGACGTGCTGCTGTTCCTACTCCGTTAAAACGAAATACTCGCGCTAGGTATTTTCCAAACTGCTCCCCAGAATCGGGGCAGTATGAAAAATTGGTACTCGATCAAAGCCGTGTCCGACGCCGTCGCCGAATTGTCGGTGTTCGACGAAATCG